ATTGAATCAGCAGTTGGTGTAGATAAAACTGTATAACTTCTTTCGGATCTTTCTTGGTGAATATAATTGTAATGACCATCTGTTGCACCAGAAGTATTATTAACTAATTCTACTGTTGCAATTTGAGTACCTACGCCAGGTGCTGGATGTATTCTTGTATTTCTTAAAGATTCACCAACAATTGAAACACCTTCTCTTACTCTTATTGGTAATTTTTCTTTGAAAGTACCGTTTTTAAGTCTAATTGTATCTCCTGCAACACTCTTAACTTTAAAGTTTAAAGTGTTAGAACCACCAATTCGTTTATAAGTGAAAGCGTCAACAGATTTCTGTTCGCTTGTAGTATAGGTAACTTTTTGAGAAGTTCCACCACTTACATAAGTATGTGCAAGTCCTGATTTGTCAGTACCAAAAATATATGTATTTGAGTCAACTACATTATAAACTTTAAATACTCCTGAACTGAAAGTAGTATCAGGATATGTTTTACTTCCCATAGAACAAGACATTAATATATTTTCTACTTTAACTAAATCATTATTTGCTAATCCGTGAGCAGTAGATGTTACTGTAAAAAGTCCTGTTACATTATCATAAGTAGCGCCACTAATTGCTGTTGAACTACCAACGTTGGCAAGAGTTGCTAATCTAACTGTACCACCACTTACATAAGTATGATTAATATTACTAGGTGGTAAAAAGATATTTAATTCTGTAAGTGATTTTGTTGATACTACAGGATAAACACTTGAATAAGGTGCTTGTGGATAAACTTTAGTTCCAAATTCGCAAGTTGTTTGAATTCCAAATAAGTTAACATTATCACTTGCTGATAATCCATTCGTTGCTGTAGTAATTACAGCTTTACCTGTTGTTGTATTATAAACAAAATTTGTAATTGCTAATCTACTGTTATCAGCTTTAACAACTTCTCCACCACTTACATAAGTTTGTGCAACACTACTTGTTCCTATATCAACTTGGAAAGTAGTTGTTGTTAAATTTGCTGCCTCTACTGCAAATTGAGTAGTCGTTGAAATTATAGGATATGTTTTATTTCCTGAAGGACAACTTACTAGTAAATCTCTTACTTCAACTAAATCTCCAACACTTCTAGCGTGAGGAATTGCTGTAGTTATATCTCCACCTGTAGGACCTGTAAAACCTATATCATTACCATCAATTCTAACGCACTCATCTACTTTATGATTAGCTGAACCGTTAACTATATCAACTTTAACAGTACCACCTTTAGTATTAACTCTATATAGTGATGGACCGCCAACTTCTGGATATGTTTTTGCACCGTTAGCACAAGTATAATTTAATCCCCATAATCTTACTTTATTAGTTGCTAATAATCCGTGAGGAGTAGAAGTGTGAATTGTAATAACACCTGAAGTATGTACATATGGAGCGTTTGTTATTGTTAAAGTAGTATCATCTGCTTTTCTAACTGTACCACCACTTACATATGTATGAGCATTGGTGTCAGTTCCCATTTGAATTTCAAAAGTATTAGTAGTTATATTGTATTGACTAACTTCAAATTCCCAAGATGAAAGTCCACGTACATCATTATAAACTTCTTGCGTACCACCAACACCACCAGACTGGTCTTTTATTTCTCTAATAGAATTTTTCTTTGCGTGTTTAGCAGCATATGCTAATGTTTTATAAGGTTGACTTTCTGTTCCTGACGCACCGTCAACTCCTGTTGGAGAAACCCATAATACGTTTTTAGCAGAATTACCAGACCATAAAAGGTCTAAACCGTCATTAGTTAATACTGAACCTGGAAGACCTATAGGTAATCTAGCAGTTCCACTTTCGGACTGCGTAATCATATCACCACGAGTCTGTAATACAGCACCAGAGTCACCTAAAGCAATACCTTGCCAAACTGTTCCATCTGTACCTGGTTCTATATTAAGAACTTGGTCTTTTAAATTAACATAAGAGTTAGAAAGATATCTAACTGTTTCACCAATTGCATAAGTTGTAGCTGTGCTATAAGCACCTGTCCATTTAAATCCTTCAACTACTAAAGACCAATAAGTTGTATTTACTCCACCAGTATTTAATGATGGTCTTTGACTTTGAGCGTCTAATACACATACATAAGAATTACCACCATACTGAACTGTATCACCAGTTTTGTATAATGTTCCGTGTGAATAAACACCAGTAGCTTTGAAACCTGTTGTAACTACATCCCAATAAACTTTGTTTGACCGATTGTAAATAAAGTTTGAAATATTTTTATCTTGACTTGTAGTATATGAAACCTTTTGTGAAGTACCACCACTTACATAAGTATGAACAATTGCTGATTTATCAGTAGCAACAATATATGTACTTGAATCAGGCACATCATAAACTTTAAATATTCCTGAACTGATTGTACTATTAGGATATGTTTTCTGTCCTGATGAACACTCAACTATTACACCATCTAATTTAACTAAATCATTTCTACTTAATCCGTGAGTAGCAGATGTTATTGTAATAAGTCCTGTTGCATTATCATAACCAAAACCAGTAAGAGCAGTTGAACTTCCAACATTTGAAACTGTTGCTAATTTAACTGTACCACCAGTTACATAAGTATGGTCAATATTACTTGGTGCTAAAAAGACACTTAATTTTTTATCACCGTTTTGTGTTTTAACAGGATAAATTCCTGAAAAAGGTGCTTGTGGATAAACTTTAGTACCATAAGCACAAGTTGTTTGAACTCCAAATATATTTACGGTATCACTTGCTGATAATCCGTGTGTTGGTACAGTAATTACTACTTTACCAGTTGCTGTATTATAATTAAAACCTGAAATTGCTAATCTAGTATTATTAGATTTAAGAACGGTACCACCAGTTACATAAGATTGTACAACAGCACTTGTTCCTAAATTAATTTGGAATTCAGTTGCTGTTAAATTAGTTGCCTCTACTGTAAATTCTGTATTAGTTGAGTGTATTGGATATGTTTTATTTCCTGTATCACAGGATACAGTAATATCTCTTACTTCAATTAAATCGGAAACACTTCTTCCGTGAGGTGTTGATGTAGTAATATCTCCACTTGTTGATTCTTGTACAGCTGGGGTTCCAGGAGTTTGTCCTGAAGCTTCATCTGCTTGAACATAAACATAAGAATACCCACCGTAAGTTACTACATCACCTTTTTGGTAAAGTGTAGCAGCGTTATAAGAATCTTCAAATTGTAAACCTTCAGAATAAACTGTAAAATTTTCTTGTTCAAAATTTGATAGAGCACCACCCGAAGTATGAGCAATAATACATTTATATTGATATGCACCAAATTTAACAACATCATCTAATTTGTAATATGTGTTAACTTGGAAGTCGCCTTTAAATGCTAAACCTTCACTATAAATATCAAAGTTTCCTAAAACTATATTGATATCTCCACCAGACGCTGATGTATGTTCAGTAGTACATCTATATGTTCTACCACCATACTTAACTAGGTCGTTTAATTTGTATTGTGTATCAGAAGCATAATCACCTTTAAAAATAATACCATCACTAAATTGTTCAAATTTAGACTGGTCTAAAACTAAACTTGATGATGTGTGTTGAGTAGTAGTACGGTATTGTTTACCACCATATGAAACTAGGTCGTTTAATTTGTACCAAGTAGCATTAGCATATACACCTTTAAAGTAAAATGATTCTTGGTGTAGTTGCCAATATTCTGTATATGTTCCAGGACTTGTATAAAAATCTTGTTCTGTTGCTGGTGACGTGTGGTTTTTAATACACACATAAGCATTACCACCGTATTTAGCAATATCATCAATGACGTAGCCAGTTGTTCCTGCCCAATCGCCTCTCCATTTAAATTTAAGTCTACCTAATTTGAAATCTGCCATTTTTCTCTCTTTTTAACTACTAATTTTATCCATATTAAACAGCACTTTGATAAGTTGTTGTATTAACAGGCGCTGTTAACTCTTCAAAAGTATTAAAGTCATCAATTGCTAATTTTGACCTGTCTACTTTTTGCTTACTTCTTCTAACTAAATCCCCACTAGTACTATTTATAAGAAATGTAGTTGTGGTATCATCTGAATATTTAATTTGTTGGTACCTATCACTATCGTTATTATAGTATCTTTTATTAATTTGACCAACCACAATACTAGCACCTGTCGCTGGAATTAATACGAAATTTAGTGATGTTCCACCTGTTAATGTATAGGTTGAAAATGCTTCTTGTCTAACACCATCCATAAAACAAGCTATTCTTGTTTCATTTAAAACTGGTGTTGATATTGTAAATTGTTTGGTAGCACCGTCACCTGTGAAATATTGAACTTCAAACATCTCCAATCTTTCTTCAAGGTAATCTCCTTCATCTCTAGCAACACTATCAGATTTACCATCTTCATAGTACTTTGATACTTCTATTGGTTGAGTAGTAAAATTTGGATCAATAGAAGATAGATAACACATACCCTCTTTAGTACGTCTTAAACCATTGAATACTTTATTTTTTTTTATTTGAGCTGGGATTATATATGCCATTTATTTCTCTATTTATTTATTAAGTTATTGCCAAAATACTTGCTACTGCCTCAACATCAACAGAAGTTGAATCAGGAGAAGGATCAGCGACCACTCTTAATACGTCATTGTTCTCCAAATTTACTGGTTTATCTAAAGTTAATGTATTACTAGCAGGAACTTCTAAATTTCTACCTATATGTCTATAAGTTGTTCCACCGTCAATAGTAACTTTTACATTAACTTTTGCTGTACTGTATTCACTTTTATTTGAAATATATAATGCGTGAATTACAGCAGTTTCACCACCGCCTGCTGTATATAAATCTGCTGAGGAATTATCTAAAACCCCTACAGTCATTCCTGCATTTTTAAATGTTGACGGCATAATTTTTTATCAATCCTATGAACCAAATACTACAGAATATGCCAATGCGTCATCCGAAGTACCAATAGTACCTGAAGTATTAGGTAATTTTAATATTCTATCACCTGTTGGTTCTTCTACTGATAAAGTAGTTTCAAACGCATTTTCCAAATTTCCTTCAAATATAAAATTTGATCCGTTCATAGTAATATCTCTATTTGTACTAGAACCATTACTAGTTGCGTCTTGCAAAGTTACCGAACCTGCACCACCAATTTCTTTAATTTGATTAGTTGATTTTTTTATATAAAATTTACCATCTGTTACATTAACAGCTAACTCTCCAACATCCATATTATTTGCGTCTGGAATACGAGTTGCTACTTCTGTACGATATGGTTTTATTCTTGTTGCCATAGTTTATTTTTTCCTTTTTAATCTTGCTCTAAATTTAATTCTATTCACTAATTTTGTTTTAGATAATCTTCTATCTAATTCAATACCTAATTTTCTACCAATTCTCTCTAATTCTTTTTTTGTTTTGTTCTTTAAATCTTTAACTGTAATAACAGTAGTCTTTGGTTTAACTGGTTCATAAGACTTAACTGTTCTATCAATAAACCTTTTAATCCAACCAAACATTAGAAAGTTCCTCCATCTACTGTAGTTACTTCAACGTCACCAGCTGTTATTGTAAAGTTATCAGCAGAAAAAGAAGCTACACCAATGTTTGATGTACTTGCTAATTCTCCAACAATTTGTAATTGATTGCCACTAGCAATTGTATTAATACCTTCGCCTGCTAAAAATTCTAAAGTGCCTCCAATTGAAACTTGTCCTTGTGTTGAAGACTCATCTTTGAAATAAAGAGGATCAGCAAATTTATCACCTGTTAAAGTGTTATTTGCAACCATTGAATTTTGAACACCTAAAGGTTTAACTCTTAATTGGTCACCTGAAACTTCAATTGAACTATTGTCAGGATTTGTATCTATCGTATTACCATCTTTAACTAAACCTGCACCTGCAGTAATTTGACCTGCACCAGAAAATTGTGATACATCTAAATCAGTTGTTCCAAATACTGGTTGTCCTGTATGTGTAAATGTATATCCATTGTTAGAACCAATAGTTCCTTCTTCTACAAATACAAATGAACCACCACTTAATTCAGGTGGTTGGTCTTCTGGAGTTGCTCTTGTTAATACAAAATCAGTTGATCCATCACCAACAGTTGTAACTTTATAAATACCGTTTTCGGTTGCGTCTGTTTGGTCTTTAACTAAAACTCTATCGTTAAGACTTAATGCTATATCATCAACTGATATTGCACCGTTAATATCTGCTGTTAAAGTTGCACCGACACCTGCTGTTCCATTATTATAAGTTGCTGCTAAATTAGCAGTTGTTGCTGCTTTACAAGATGGTTTAGTATCTAAACCT